GGTACAGGCGGGGGCGGTGGGGCGTATCGTTATAAATTATTTAAAGCCTCAGATTTAACATCAACCGTGACAGCTACGATTGGCGCAGGTGGTACAGGTGGCGCAACAGCGGCTACTAACGACGCATCCGGAGAGCTGGGCACAGCAGGTGGTAATTCATCATTTGGGGCTTATTTAGTTTCTTATGGTGGGGGTGTAGGTGAAGTAGGTAATACTAGTAGCGCTAACGGAGGCCCGGGTGGTGGGGTTTTATCAGCCTCCGTATCAGTTAGTGTTCCCGGTGCTCCATATCAGCGTTCAACAAGTATTACAGCTCAAGGATTTGGTGGTGCGCAAGGGCAAAACGGCATAACTCCTAGCGGCACGGCGGATGGTGATTATGCTCAATCGTCTGGCTTTGGAGGCGGTGGCGGTGCTCGTGGCCTTGCAAGTGAAGAAGACACACTCACTGCTGGTGGGTGTTCTGCATTTGGCGGTGCTGGTGGCGGTAGCGGGGGGCATATAACCAATTCCGATAACCCGCATGGCGGGACTGCTGGCGGCTCTCAAACAGGTTGGTCAGGTGGCGGTGCTGCTGGAGCGACTACTCAAGGTACTGCTGGAACTGCGGGAAGTGCTAATTTTATTGGTGGTGGCGGCGGCGGTTGGGGTAATACTGCGGCGGCTGGTGCTGGAGGTGCTGGCGGCATTGCGGCTGGTGGTGGCGGTGGAGGGGGTTCTCGCAACGGCTTTGCCTCGGGCGTAGGCGGTGCTGGCGGTTCTGGCCTTATTCGCGTCTACTCTTGGTAAGGAATGAACATGACAAACAGATACGCAATTATTGAAAACGGGCTTGTTACCAACGTAGTTGTTGCCGATGCAGAAATTGCTTCTGCTAACGGCTGGATAGATTGCCCCGTAGCTGGCCCCGGCTGGACATACGCTGATGGCATATTTACCGCACCTGTTGTGGTAGAGCCAACTCCTGCGCCCGCACCAACCAAAGAAGAACTGCTTGCCGAGTTGCAGGCTCTCACAGCAAAAATTAACGCACTGGGGTAACACATGGCAGTAACAATCAACGCGGATACCTTAACCGGTTCAGCAGTCGTAACGGCTGATAACTCTGGTGTTTTGGCACTTCAAGCGGCTGGCGTTACTAAATTAACGGTAGCATCTTCTGGTGTAACGCTGGCTTCTGCGTTGCCTATTGCATCAGGTGGTACAAACACAACTACAACCCCAACTGCTGGTGCTATTCCTTATGGTACAGGGACGGCTTACGCATTTTCATCGGTTGGGACTTCTGGGCAAGTATTGACCTCTGCGGGGTCTAGTGCTCCTACTTGGTCAAACGTTTTTAATGGCTTTTCGGCCATGCAAGTTTTTCTTGTATCTGGAACATTTACCATTCCAGCAGGAAAAACCGCTGTAAAAGTTACAGTTGTTGGCGCGGGTGGAGGCGCTGGTAGCGCATCAGGATCAAATAGTGGCCCCGGTGGCGGCGGTGGCGGCGGTGCTGGAATTTCTTATTTAACATCGCTGACTCCCGGAAATACAATTTCAGTGACTGTAGGCACAGGCGGTGCTGGAGGGGTAGGCTCATCTAGTGGATTTAACGCAACTGACGGAACAACAGGTGGTAGCTCATCAATACAATCAGGTACACAAAGTATTGCAACCATTACCGCAACTGGGGGGGAATTTGGTATTGTAAGTACCCAAGGTGGTGCTGGTGGCACTTGTAGCGGTGCAAACCTAAACATTACTGGTAGCGGTGGAAGTGCTAGTGGTGGAGGAGCTGCGCCGGGTGGTATAGGTGGAAGTTCTATCTTTGGTGGTGGTGGACGCTCCCAAAATTCAGTAGGCGTAAACGGCGGAAATTATGGTGGCGGTGGTAGTGGCGCGGGTGGCGCTAGTGCGCAAAATGGTGGTGCTGGCGCTAACGGCGTTGTGATTTTTGAGTATTGAGATCAACATGAATAAATACGCAATTATTGAAAATGGCAAAGTAATTAACACTGTTGTTGCCGAAGCTGACTACGCTGCCGAAAAAGGTTGGATTTCTCTTACAAACGGCGGTATTGGTTGGGATTATGTTGATGGTCAGTTTGTTGATAACAGGCTACAACTTACTGCACCGCCCGCACCAACCAAAGAGCAACTAATGGCTGAACTTGCCGCCTTGTCAGCCCAAATCCAAGCGTTGGAGTAACGTATGGCAACAATACTTAACGCAGATAACATCGTAGGTGGTGCAACGGTCACGGGCGATGCCTCTGGGTCTTTGGCCCTGCAAGGCGCGGGTAACACGGGTATCACCATTAGTTCAACTGGGGTAGCAACACTATCTGATGGAAATCAAATAGGTTATTTAAATATCCCACAGAACTCGCAATCTGCAAACTACACTCTAGTGCTGGCCGATTCTGGTGATCATATTTTTCACCCGTCATCAGACAACAATGCTCGAACTTTTACCATTCCAGCAAACTCTAGCGTAGCTTTTGTAATTGGCACTGCTGTTACATTTATTAACATGGCTGCTGCAAACGTAACGATTGCAATTACATCAGACACTTTGACTTTATCCCCTTCTGGATCTTCAGGCTCTCGCACGTTGGCGCAGTATGGTTCGGCCACGGCAATTAAGATTACGTCTACACAATGGCTTATTTCTGGGTCAGGGTTGACCTAACATGGCTGGCGTACTACAAGCCGCGTTTATGAATCAAAGAGGCTTTGGCCTCACATTAACGCTTTCAACAACCACAACAAACTACAATTTATTTACAGCCGCCGGTTCTCCATCAAGCGCAATCAATGTAACTTTAAATATCAATTCTGGTGTAACAGTTGGTGGTACTGGCAGTAGCACTGCGCTTACAGTTGGTCAGTTTCCAACTGGCTCTGTAATAACAATAAATAATAGTGGGAATATTGACGGCTTTGGCGGTGCTGCTGGCACAAGTGGTGCAGGTGGTAATGGCGGCGATGCCATTTACGCTGATTATGCAAATCAAACAGTTGTAATTAACAACAACTCTGGCGCAAACATCCGAGGTGGTGGCGGTGGAGGCGGTAAAGGCGGTGCTGGCGGTACAGGTGGCTCTGGATCTTTTACACAGACGGGCGCTGGTGGTGGATATAACAATAACTGTACCGCATCCTGTGCTGAGACTGGATTTACTTCTTGTATTGGAACTTGCCTTTCTGGAAAAAGTGGGTATTCCTGTTTACTTTGCAGTAGAACAGTATCTTCTAGTGGCGGTGCTGGCGGTGCTGGTGGCTCTGGCGGTGCGGGTCAGGGATATACTCAATCTCAATCTAATGGCGCGGCTGGTTTGGCTGGATCATCAGGTGGAACTAACGCTGGCGCTGGGGGTACTGGCGGTACTGGCGGTGATGGTGGTGTTTTTGGCGCAGGTGGAAATGCTGGAGCAACAGGATCAACAGGCGCTAACGGCAACGCAGGAAGTGGAGCAGCAGGTAGTGCTGGGTCTGCTTTAGGATCAGCCGGAAGATACTTGGTTAAAGGGTCTAGTAGCGTGACATTAAACAACAACGGAACAGTAGCTGGAGGTTTAGCATGAACGAATTAACGTACGTCATTACCAAATTTGATGAGACAACAAAAACAATTGATGTCTCTTTTGGTGACAACTCTTGGGCGCGGTTAAATTTAAAAAATCCATTGCCAAAAAATAAAGAAGAGCTAGACTTTTTAATTAAAGACTTTGCCGAACCTATTGAAGCGATACAAGCTAGACAAGCGCCTGATGCAGACTTATCTTATATTTCTGCCATGGTCAATCAAACACAAACAACAGCAAGAAAATCTGTTGCAATTCCAGAGGTTTCAGAGATTGATCCAGAAGTTTTGGCAAATTCTGAAATGTGGGAACAAACACAGTTTAAGAAACAGATTGGTGATGTATTGGTTGAGTTTGGTTTGCTTTCTAGCAATCCCATGAGCATCCCAGTAAGCAATTCATAAACCATGTCTTTACAGGTTATTACCCCAAAAGAATTGCAGTCTAAAAGATTGCAAGCCTGTATGTCATGCGAACACATAAAATTGATGCCAATTATTAAAGTGATGCAGTGTAGAGCGTGTGGTTGCCCAATTAAATCAAAAATAGCAGTTGCTGCGTCAAAATGCCCTAAGGAGAAATGGTAATGGCTTACCCAGATACAAGGATGACAAGCTATTGCAATTTATGGGTGCGTCAAATGCACTTTAAAAATATTGGCGATAGGAATGAAGGACACATTCACAATTTTGACCATTTAACGCTGTTGGCAAAAGGCAAAGTCATTGTGGATGTTGAAGGCAATAAAACAGAATTTACCGCACCTCATGTGATTTTGACTGCCGCAGGAAAGCGACATTTCATAGAAGCACTAGAAGATGATACGGTAGCTTATTGCGTTCATGCTTTAAGAAATGCAGAAAGCGCGGAGTCTGAGATATTATTGGAGGATCAAATACCAAAAGGTATTGATCCGTTTTCATTAAAGATTGTAAAAGCACTATAGTATGTGGGACTGGGCTGAAGCATTTATTGCCGCAGCTTGTATAGTGGCCTTCGTCATCTATGGCACGTACATGATTGCATGGAGTTTGGTGTGATAAATGCGTTGGCTCATACTGTTACTGCTGTTGGGGCTAGTTGGAGCCGTAGCCAAGAATGGCTGTCATGTACGCGAGTTCTATGGGATTGGGTACACAATCCACAACCCGTCCGAGCGCCATCAGCAAATGACTGCATGGTTAAAGAACAATGCGGCGTATTGCAAGACAGAAGACTATGTGGTCATTTGGAACAACTTGCCTATGTGGGCAGGTACAGCAGACTCGGCAGAAACTAGGGGGTTGATTATCTATGGATACCAACAGGCACTTGAGCGAGAGAAGAAATGAAGATCAGCTACGACAAGTGGTATCCAGTCGTGCAACCAAACCCACCAATGCAGGCGGAAGCGTTTGCAAAGCGGGTGGAAAGGCTTGATGCTGAGAGAGCTTTGCAGGTACAAATTGACAAGCAGGTAAAGAAGTTTCACCAGTATGAGTATGAGATTTATGAGTACAGGATGCGACAGGTAACCATAAACATTGACATCAACAACTTGAAACGCGAGATTGACAAACTTGTATGACCAAGAAACCAATGCCAAGGCAAGTCAGGAAGCCCCAGATGGAGACAAAAGAAAAGCTGACGTTGTGGGTCACATTGATGGTAAGCACGACCCTGTGTATCTCCGTATTGGCTATGGTGGTCAGCTTTATGCTGGGTCTGTGGGCAAAGGAAGTGGACAACGCCGAGATTTTCAAAATGATTTCACCCGCTTTTTCTACTCTTATCGGCGGCATGATTGGGTTCCTGTCTGGTATCAAACTCATGCAAAATGACGATTCTAAAAAGGACAGTAAATGCTGACACTTCTCTCAACCCTGATTTCGTTTCTGATGGGCGGTTTGCCCAAGTTGCTAGACTTCTTTCAAGACAAGGCAGACAAACTGCATGAATTGGCACTGGCTCGGCTACAGATTGAACGTGAGTTAGAACTACGCAAAGCTGGCTTTGAAGCGCAGGAGCGCATTGAGAATATTCGGTCAGAGCAGTTGGCAACAGAGAGTGCAGCCAACACCCAGCAAGTTCTTATAGGAGCGCAACAAGCCGAGATGCAGGCCATCTACGCCCACGACACAAGCCTGAATGAAGGCACATCCCCTTGGATGAAGAACCTTCGCGCCAGTGTTCGCCCAGTCATTACTTACGGCTTCTTCTTCCTGCTGTTGTTTGTGGATGTTGGCCTGTTTGCCTACGGCTGGCACAGTGGTGCTACGTTTGTAGAGTTAGCTGAGATGCTGTGGGACTCTGACACCCAAGCCCTGTTTGCGTCAATCATTGCTTTCCACTTTGGTGGTCGGGCGTTTGGTAAATGAACATCTCAGAGAAGTGCCTGCACATGATCCGCCACCATGAGGGGGTCAGGCAAAACCCGTATAAATGCCCAGCAAAGTTGTGGACTGTGGGCGTTGGGCACGTACTTTTTCCAGAGCAAGGGAAGCTCAAAATAGACCAGCGGGATGCGTTTGTACCACCGCCAGAGGCTATGCGTAAGTACAGCATGGAGGAAGTCAATGAAATACTTAAAGCCGATCTTGCTAGGTTTGAGCGAGGCGTGGCTACCTATTGTCCTGTGCCTCTTACTCAAGGACAGTTTGACGCACTTGTATCATTTTCATTCAATGTTGGGTTAGGTACGCTCCAGCGATCAACCATGCGCCAAAAGGTGATTCGTGGTGATATGGAAGGTGCGGCAGAAGAACTCTTGAAGTATTGCATGGCGGGGGGTAAAATTCTCAAAGGGCTGCAAAAGCGTCGTATTGACGAACGTGCCGTGTTTCTATCTTAGGACTGCCGATGCCACTACAAAAATTCCTGTTTAAGCCGGGCGTCAACCGGGAGAACACACGCTATACCACCGAAGGCGGCTGGTATGAGGGCGACAAAATTCGTTTTCGCCAAGGCAATCCCGAAAAAATTGGTGGTTGGACTCCGTTTGCGGCGGGCACTTTTACAGGTATTTGCCGTTCTTTGTGGAACTGGATTACTTTAGCGGGTGAAAATTTGGTTGGTGTTGGTACTAACGTATATTTCTACATACTTAATGGGGGCGCTTATTACGACATCACCCCAATCCGCAAAACAATCACTCTCACAAATCCGTTTACTGCAACCAATGGCTCAAGCGTTATAACCATTGCTGAAGTCAACCATGGGTGTGTAGACGGCGATACCGTTATTTATAGTGGTGGAGGAATTGTGGGGCTTGGTGGAAACATCACAGCGTCTGTGCTTACAGGCACTTTTCAAATTACATTCCTTAATGATGATAGCTACACAATTACAGTATCCGCTACTGCTAATGCTACAGATGCTTCAGGCTCCCCCGGTGGTGGCACGGTCGTAACGCAATACGAGGTTAATACTGGAGCCGCGTTTCAAGTGCCTCTTGTTGGTTGGGGTGCTGGCCCTTGGGGTGGTGGCACATGGGGTAACGGGCAATCTACTTCTACTTCTCTGTATATTTGGAACCAGCAAAACTTTGGTGAAGATTTAATCTACGGCCCCCGTGGTCAAGGCATTTACTACTGGAGTGCCAATGTAGGTGTGTCACCAATTCAAATCACAATCAGTATTGCCTCACCCGGTCAAATTACTTTACCTGTTGGGTTTTCGTTCCCTGACGGAACATCAATTTCCTTTACATCCACGGGCGCATTACCAACGGGCCTGACTGTTGGCCAAGTGTATTTTGTAGTAAATTCAACGGGTGGCACATTTAATGTGTCTACCTCTATTGCGGGTTTACCAATTACAACTTCTGGTAGTCAGTCTGGTATTCAACGTATTTCTCAACGGGGTATTGATTTAGCTGATGCAGGTGATGACGACACCCCCCTGTTTCAAAACTATATTCTTGTATCTGATGCCAGCCGTTTTGTACTTGTATTTGGCACAAATGATTACAACCAAACTTATTTAAACCCAATGTTAATTCGTTGGTCAGACCAAGAAGATCCGTACACATGGGCACCCTCTGCTACAAATCAAGCAGGTAGTTTGCAACTGTCTCACGGCTCTGAAATTATTACAGCCGTGCAGTCTCGCCAAGAGATTGTGGTGTTTACAGATTCTTCACTATATTCATTGCAGTACGTAGGCCCACCTTTTGTGTGGACAGCACAACTTATTGCAGATAACGTTTCTATCATTGGCCCTAATGCCGCTGTGATTGCATCAGGCGCGGTGTATTGGATGGGTGTGGACAAGTTCTATAAATATGATGGGCGTGTACAAACATTGAATTGTGACTTGCGCCGTTATATCTTTAACGACTTTAATGCCCTACAAGCCCAACAAGTTTATGCTGGTACTAACGAAGGCTTTAATGAAATTTGGTGGTTCTATTGTTCTGCCAATTCAACCGCAATTGATAAGTACGTTATTTATAACTACGTTGAGAATGTGTGGAGCTATGGCAATATGGGTCGTACAGCTTGGCTAGATTCTGGCTTGTTACCCCTGCCTGTTGCCGCCACATATGACAGTGAACTTGTACAACATGAAGACGGTGTAGATGCTTATGTTTTGGGCAACTTAACTGCGTTGCCAGCTTATATTTCTTCTTCTGAATTTGACATTGGTGATGGCCATAACTTTGGCTACGTCTGGCGCATATTGCCTGATTTAACTTTTGAAAACTCTACGTCAACACCTAGTGGCTCTGCCGCCGCAGTTGCTATGACCCTGTATCCGTTGCAAAACTCTGGCTCTGGTACAGGAAATTCGGGTAGTGCAAGCGTTACTAAGGGTGCAACATACAACATTACTGAGGAATATACGGGGCAGATTTACACCCGTGTTCGAGGTCGTCAGTTGATATTTAAAATTGCCTCAGACCAGATTGGTACAACATGGCAGTTGGGTGCGCCTAGACTTGATATCAGAGCAGACGGTAGGAGATAACCTATGTCTATGCTCCAGAACCGGGCTTCTCCAAATATTCCGCAAGCTCCTGCGGAGTATGACCAGTCGTACATGAATGCGTTGAGTAACGTGATTCGGTTGTTTTTTAATAACATCAACACGGTACAACAACTTAATTTGGCAAGTTTGAATCTTGACTTACGTACACTGCCTACTGATGCTGACCTGCCAAATTTAAGGTTTGGCGACGTGTATCGGGATACGCAAGATGGCGTACAGGCTACAAGTCAGATGCTCCGTATTAAGGTGCCGGTTGAATTGACGGGTGTGCAAGGTACGGGAGCGGTAGGTAGTGTTGGAGCCGTTGGGGGCACAATTACTAAAAATTTAACTGGTGTTTCTGGGGCTGGGGCAGTTGGCACAATGACCCTGTAGTACTAGAATATGACAAAACATAGAGGAGCCTATTATGGGTACTGGAGTCGGTGAAGCGATGCTGCTTGGCGCGGCAATGGGTGGTGGCTCTGCCGCTATAACTGGTGGCGACCCTCTTAAAGGTGCTCTCCTTGGCGGCTTGACCGGTGGCGTTGGCTCTGGTATTGGCGGTGCTCTGGGCGGCGCGGCTGGTACAGAAGCGGCTTTGGCTACTGCGGGTACTGAGGCGGCTACTAATACGGCAATGGCAAATGCTTTGCCTGTATCAAACATGGTAGCTAATCCAGTAGCTGCTACGGGGTTTACACCAATTCCGGCGGGTCAAAGTTTTGCCCAAGCCTCACAAGCAGCTAATGCCACCTCGGGTGTTAATGCGGCAATGAATCAGGCGCTTCCGCTTACGGGAAATGCTGGTATTACTAGCATACTACCGCAGGGTACTTCTCCTCTTATACCTACTGCACCTTCAGTAGTTCCCCCTCCACCCGCTCCAACTTTTGGTGAGGGTATGGCTAAGTTTGCCAGTGACCCGATGGCTTCATTAAAGGCTAATCCGTTTACCGCCGCAAGTGCTGGTTTGGCGGGTGCAATCGGTGGAAGAGAAGATCCTTATTCCCCTGAAGAATACAACGGCCCTCTCAAGCGTTTCCGTCTTAGCTCAGACTATCGTGGCGTTACCCCTTACGCAGAGGGGGGCATTACTGATTTAGCCGCAGGTGGTTATGACCGTATGGTTGGCGAAATGCCAATGTACCCATCTAATATGGCAAAAGGCGGTATTTCTGATCTGGGTAGTTACTCAGACTACGCACGTGGTGGCCGTATGCTCAAAGGCCCGGGTGATGGCATGTCTGACAGCATTCCTGCAAGTATTGGAGGTAAGCGCCCCGCTCGTTTGGCTACTGAAGAATTTGTGGTTCCTGCCGATGTGGTCTCTCACCTTGGTAACGGCTCTTCTGATGCAGGTGCCAAACAACTCTACGCCATGATGGACAGAGTTCGCACAGCCCGCACGGGTCGTAAGTCTCAAGG